GGCCCCCATTACCACCCCCCCCAGGAGCCTCATACCCAGCCTGAGGGGCTTTATTAGCTGCAGACCCAGCTACTTCACGTGCTTTATTAGCCGCTTCGCCAGCCGCTTTTCTTGCACTCTGAGCCGCATTATCAGCACGTCCAGCAATCTCGTACCCGGCCATTTTAGCTTTAGTGCTTGCTTTGCCCATAAAATTCTGAGCTGAAGCAATCAGTTCTTTATCTTTTCCGGTCTGATGCAGTTTATATGCACCATATGCAGCCAATGCAGTACCTGCTGCAACGGCGCCTATTTTTGCAGCTTTCTTAAGATTCTCGGCACGTTTAGCTTTTGCTTCTGGAGTATTCTTGTCTTCGTATTTCTTAAGTTGTGCTTCTTTCGCTTTTCTATTTGCTGCAGCCATAGCCTTATTACCGCGCTTTGAATAATAACGTTCATTAACGTCATATACTTTAGCGGCAATCTTATTGCCAAGCCCACCAGATACTCCAGAATTACGCCGACCAATTTTGTGATAGTTTTCTCCACCGCCTCTTGAAAAATATCGAGCTTTTCCTGCAGCATTAAAACTACCATCCGAATTTTGCCATCTACGAACGCCCCATTTCATTCCTTTGAGACCGTAATGGCATAGGTAATTTGAACTGTAATATACCATTTTGATTTTTCCTCCACAATTTACTCAAACGCATCCTTATTATGCTTATATGAAACATACGCATCCATCATGGCCGATACGTTATCGATCTTCTGTTCTCTTCTTTTCTTGAGAAGCTTACGATTTCCGTTCGTATCCTCGATTGTAATGCAGTTGCCCATGCAAAAGGACATAAGTTCCTGATCAAATAACAGCATTCGTTCATTCGCATAATGCTTCAGCTCTCCAAGAGGAACGGATTCCGTCTTTGCTCCCTGAATAACCTTTTCGATCCCAAACGGACCGTTTTCAGTTTCCCAGCGCTCAACAAATTCTTTCGCATTATACGGGTCAAATCCAAAGCAGCGAACGTCATACTCGTTGTCTATTATGAACTGATCCAGATCATCGTATACTAGCATCATATCGAGAACAACTCCGTCTAATACAATTAGGCTTCCCTCTTTAATGAAGTCCTCGTACTTTGTATGCATAGCCAAAGGGAGTTCGGACATTGTCTTGGAAGTAATATAACTTCGAACTTTGACTCCGAATTTTCCATCGCGCGTCGGGAATAAAAACGTAAATGCACAGAAGTCATCTCCCTGGGAAAGATCCGCACCCATGGCACATGGTAAACCCCAGAAGTTTCGCTTCCTGTGCGGAAGTGTTTCTTCATATGTAAAGAAATATGTGAATCCTTCCATAGGAAGATTGAATCGCTTAGCAAGAATTTCGTTTCTCTGATCTGGAAAATTCTCAGCCTTAGCTACATCTTTCTGATACGCCGAGTAAGTAACAGTATGTCCAAGATTTGGATTGGCTTTAATCCACATTCTTGGGTCACCAACTTCATGAATATCATCGAGCTGGTAATACCAGATCGAAGTATCATCAAACGCCTCGCCGGTTTCATCGTCATCGAACTCACCACGAAGAATCTTCATGAGCTGCATTTTGATCGAATCGCCGGATCCGTTTCGAACCGTTCCTTCAGAGCTTGTCGCAATAATCAGATAGTCATCGACACCACCCTTGGCGCATCCCTGCTCAATAGCGGTAATCGGATCCTCTCGAATATCACCGGAAAGCCATTCGTCAACGCTCGCGCATTTACAGCGAAGTCCCTGAAGCTTATCGATGCTGAAAGGACGGATTTCAAGAAGAGAATTTGTAAGAAAGTCTTCAACGCCCTTCTTTGTCGAGGCAAGCTTTACGCGATTCGCTTTCGATCCGGTTGTATTCTGAAGGGATCCTTCGGTTAGAAACTGAAATAGAGGACCTCTTGCTCGTACGATGGAAGTTTTAATAGGACTAAGAACTTCTTCCGCCTGTTTCATTGTAGGAGCAGTTGTAATCTGATGCGTAGTCGATGCGTCGACAGTCAGAAAATAACTCTGAATTGCTGAAGCGTACATGGACTTTGCCGCACCTCGTCCAACAATAAGAAACTGCTTCTTCGTCAGCCGGTTTTTGTATCGAACGTTTTTATAATGCCCTCCATGGCCATCTTCGTTCGGGACATAGACGCTTCTGGTATCGAAATAGTACCATCCGAAAACTTCTTCAGCCCAAAGTTTAAAAGTATCGAGCAAATGTAGGTCACTACCATCGGTAAGTGTTAATTCTGAATTGCAGTAATCTATAAATCCTTCAACAACGGCATCATCATAGTAATATCTCGGATTCTCGATCAGACGATCGATGCGGTTCATTTCCATTTCAATCCATCTGCAGACCGGGATCTCGCCTCTCAAAACGGCCTCCCGAAACTGTCCGTAATAGGTCGGAACCGCCGTATTGGATAAAGCCATTTTGAATTTTCACCTCAAGATTGCAGATATGAAAGAATTGTGGTATAGTTGAATTCGTGAAAGGAGATGATTCATTTGAGTAAGAAACCATCTTGGAATTGGCTGAAAGACGATAATTCCGATGAAGTCCATCACATCGGGTGGCCTTGGGACGACGATGACGATCAACCCAATTATGACGATAGCGAAGAAGGCGGAGCTGACGATTACGCATCTAGCCGTCCGTGGGGAATTGATAATGATGGATTTTGATAAAAATGAAGAACCTCAAAAACATAAGAGGTTCTTTTTTTTTATTAAAATTATTTTCCAAATGCGACGTCAAGAAAATCACCGGTTTCAAATGCTGCGTCAAGAAAATCACCGGGCCCGATCACAAAGTCAAGAACGCCTGGTCCAAAGTCATCAATTGCCTTCTTACCATTAGCGATGGTTTTTCCGATGCCTTGACCTTTAATTTTACCAACAGTAGCCCCAACAACTGCAACAGCAAGTGCTTCTGCACCCTTTTCTCCAACTTTTGCCAATACCTTTTTAGCAAAGCTCTGGCCATTATTTGCTTTCTTCTTCGCGTTTGCCATTTGACGCAAGGCGTCTTCGTTGCGAAGACGATTCAAACGATCTTGAAGTTCTTTGTCTGAAAGTTGATCACGGTGCTTATAAAGTTCTTTCGCATTTGTTGACTTTATAAGTTTATCGTGGTCGATTTTATTATTCTCCCGCTCTCTCTTTCGCCCAAGCGGAGTTCTGGTGCCGTCTTTATTTTGAAACCGACGGACACCCCATTTCTGGCCCAAAATGCCGTGATGGGCCAGATAGTTGTTTGATTCGTAATACATGTCAAGCCCTCACTTCCTGTTATTAAAAAAGAGAGCCTCAAAGAATATCTCCAAGGCTCTCCTCAATGTGATTTAGTCGCTCATGCCGGCGGCACGAATCATCGAAATGTACTTCTTAAGTTCCTGCTTCTCATAATCAGAAGCCGCAACATCAAAGAGCTTTTCAAGATTTGATACCGCACGGTCGCTGATGCTGTGACGACTGTAACCGCGGCCGCGATCGGAATACTCAGGGCCGTCGTAATACGGATCTCCACAGTAGCTGCGATTCATGAATTCCGAAGGATATCCTGGATAACCGGAATAACCATCGGAATTGCTCCGATACCAGCCATGGACACCATAGTTCGGGTTTCCGTAACTACCGCGATGCATTCCATAATTGCGATCGGAGTAGACAGCCCTCTCAGGCATTCCGTAAGAAGTGATATGATACTGGCGGTAAGGTTCGCCGTGCATGGAATATCCACGCTCGGAATACTCTCCAGAACCTTTATTCTCCTCTTCGGCCTTGCACTCCTCTACGCGGCAGCAGAGCTCGTCGTACAGATGAAGACCATCAATAGCGGCTTTGGTTTCGGCAGGAGTGAGGTCGTTTTTCTTCATGAGTTCGTCGAGGCATTTAGCAACGACTTTCTTCATGTTTTCCATGGATTCAGTTTTAAGTTCCATTTTGAATTTCCTCCTCACTTCTTCGCGAACACAATATTCGCAGCCTGGACCAGAATCGGTGTGGTCCCAGTGTTATGAATACTGAGCGTCTGGCAGCATCCCTTCCAGATCGAAACGTTTGCTGCTCTGGAAACATTGAAGTACTGCTCCACAGCAGCAGGAGTGACTTCCATTTCGGTCCCTGCCAGCGTATTTCCGTCAAGAGCAAACGCGACCGAAATCGGGCCGACCGTTTCCCCTTCGGGAATCGCAATGTTTGCACCGAAGTCTACCATGTAATTCACGGTAGACGGTTTGCAGCAGCATCTCCGAATGCAGGAACCGGTATCGATTCCCTTCATCAGAAATGCACCGCTATCATCACGGTGCAGAATATAACCCATCGGGCATGATTGTGCCGTATCGGTGAAGACGATGGCCTCACCGGGGTTGACCGTCTGAACGGCAACACTAGTCCATTCAGCCATCTCGGCACCTCCTTAACCCATGCAGCCGCAGCCTGTATTCTGAGGGCAGCAGTTCGAATTCTGAGGGCAGCAATTCGGATTCTGAACAACGTACGCCGGACGCGGAGTGGGCAGGACATACTGCTCAATCTCATTCGCGAGTGCACGCTGACCGGCCTGGATCGTTGCAGTCTGCTGAGCCTGAGAAGCCAGACGATTTGCCTCGTTCAGCTGGGCAGTCAGAGCCGCGATCTGCTGGTCTTTACCGGCGAGCTCAAGCTGGCAGATCTTATCCATAACAGTCTGGATACCAGCATTCGTCGCGTTGACAATCGCCTGAGTATTGGCATTGTTTGCCATCAGCATATTGGTGAGACCTTCGTTCAGAGCAGTACGGTCGGCGCAATTTTCGGTCGCAACCGTGTACTTGAGGTCGGCCAGGCCGGCGCGGTTCTCACAACAGCAGTTCTGAAGATTCATGGCAATGCCGTTCATGCCGGAGATCGTCGCAGCCTGATTTGTGTTCAGTGCCTGGAGAATGTTCGTGTTGGCGTTGCAGCGGGAGATCTCGGCGTTGGCAAAGCCATTGCTGATGGCGCTGGTAATGCCGTTCAGAGAACCCATGATGGCAGACTGGTCAAAGCCGCGCTGGACATCATTATTCGTGGTATTGTTCATCATCCATGGCATCATACCGCCCATGCCGCCGCCAAAGCCGAAACCATTGCCCCAACCGTTGTTGGCAAACAGAAGCAGGATAATCAGCCACCAGGCAGCGTCACCGCCGAAGAAGCCATTGCCGAATCCGCCGTTTCCGCCATACATGGGGCTCACGGGCATCGTAAAATTGGCATTACCGTTTTCAGAATAAGACATTGTCTCATTCCTCCTAAAAATGTATTTATTCAGATCCTCGCCGTACTGCAGATGGGTTCGGAGGTGAACATTGAATAAATAAAAAACTGACCTAGCGTTTTCTGCCGGTCAGTCGATCTGCAATACTTGCAAACTGATTAAATTGTTCTTGGGTCATTTCCCTATTTTGAATTTTCTGGCGGACAATCTGCTCAGCTGTCATTCCGGTCGGAGCAATCTGTCTTGCAAGGTTTTGCAGTGCAGTATTCAAATCAAAATTCTGTCCGAAACCCTGTTGCTGATTCTGCTTATGTGAATTAAAGAATGGATTCATCTTACAGTTCTCCTTTAGCCATTCAGAAGCTGCTCGAGCTTTCCGTTCATTCCATCAACCGTATGAGTAAGTTTCTCAACCAATTCATATAGCTGTTTATGCTCATCTTTTGTGACAAACTGAGCTTCCGGGCCAAACGGAACTTCCTCAACCGTATAGTGAAGTGCATGAATAGGATTCTTAATGTTACCATTTGCATCCGTCTCACGACGATAAATAATCGGATTATTATTGTCCTGAAAATACATCTCTTCACTTGGTGAAGTAGGATATGACAGAACCTCATCCATGCTTTCAACCCATACAATGTTGCACTTAGGCCCAGATGCAGCATCCAGAATCGGGTTTGTTGCCCCGACAGGTTTAATCTGTGGCGTCTGTACTGTCGGTAATGTAGAATAGCCTTTCGCGGCTCCTGCGGAAGGAACCGGTGTTGGAATGACTGGTGCATGGTTAATTCCAAAATTCGTTGCGCTCATTTTTATCGTTCTCCTTTTGTCCAATAATACGTCGGCAACTCATTGCCAGAGTCCCACGTGTCATAATAGTCGCCATCCACCACAGTGACGACATGCTGGTCTAAGACCAATAAAAAACTACCTTGCGGATGATCTCTGCAGAAATCTTTTACAGAGTATCTCCCAAGGTAATCGTCTGGAATAAATTTTCGTATGTATCCTAGCTTATGCAGGTACGCGCCCCAAGTCGCATTTCCGGAAGGCATGTCTTTGTATAGAAAACCCTGAAACGTTGTCGCCGCATAGACCGTATCCCAATCCTGATTTAAAAACCTGCAAATAGCACGAATCGTACAATCTCCTACAAATCTTCCTGCCGGATTAGGATTAAAGAATTGAAAAGCCATTTTGAATCAGTAGCCAATTTCTGCTACGTCGTTCATCTCCCATTCCAATTCCTTAATTCTATCTTTATACGCCGAAAGAACCGATGAATTAATCGTGCTGGTATCAAATACGGTCTTTACTTTCAGGAAAATATACTCTTTAACTTCTTCCTGATAACCCGAATCAATAAAATCGGACCATGTCTCATCTGGCCCGGTCACTTTAAACGGCAATTCTGGACCGACACCAAGCCGGCACAGACGAGAAAATGCCGCATTGATATGCGGAATGATCTGAGAATCAAAGTGCTCATAATCTTCGTCAGGGCCGAGCATTCCCCTGATTGTTTTAAGAATACTGTCGGTCATTTTGAATTCTACCTTTCATAGGCAAAACTAAGAGGACTGTTTCCAGTCCTCTAAAGTTTAAAGACCTATTGACATTAAAAATTTTCCAAATCTTGCCAGTGGCGCTCGCATATAAGGATCTCCGTAAGCCAGAATTCTTGCAAAATACTTTGGCTTCGTGCATTGGTATTTTGCCATGAATTCAAATCCATTCATCATGTTAAAATCCTCAATCACTTTCAAAGTTACTTTGCTAAGTTTTCCGCCGGCTTTGATAGCGGCCTTCTTAACGAGTTCTTCTGAAATATACATTTGGTTTTCCTCCTTATAATGTTTTAGTCTCCATTATAAGGGGTGTTTTTATTGCGAACTCGGTTATGCTTTTTATCCGAATCGTTTATTGTATTCATCCATGGTTACTTCTTTAGAGATTCGATCAACCATTGAATAATACTCTGGCGTATCGTATATCCAATAATCGTCAAAGTGACGCAACAAATAACTTGGCCAATCCGTATCTAGACTTTTATATAAAAGGGCTTTAGCTATTCTTTCTCCATCATTAGCATATGGATTAGATGAACCAGCGTCGTCGACCTTCGTTCCCTTATACTTATTTACAAGATCTTTAGAAAAATCCTCAACTTCATTCCAATAAGTATCTTGAGCTTTTTCAAATTTAATGCGAGCAGATTTTACAGAGTCCGGAAGCAACGAATCGAGATTGTTCGTGATTTTCTCTTCCAAAACCCAATTAAAAAGCTCGTCGTCATCGGCACCATTTCCGAAATCTTCGTGCATAGAATCTAATAGAGAATTCTTAATTTTATCAGTAACCTTTAGCGAAGAAAACGCTTTGGTATAATCATTTCCGAGCTTGTTTGCCATGTTTGCTATTTCTTCGCCAGAAGAAATAATGGATTTAACTCGTTCTTGATTTTGTTTTACTATACTTTCTACGTCAGAATCTATATCCCGACGACGAATTTTGCCTTCTTCAGTATATGTTCCATCTTTATTCTGAAAACGCCTTATGCCCCACTTTTGACCTAGAATACCATGATGGTAGAGCTCATCATTTCTATAAAACATTTCTTTTTCCTCCAATCCCTCTTATCTGGGGGGGGGGGTAATTATCTCCAAGGACATTGATCGTTTGGTTGGCGAATGATTGGATCGAAGACCTTTAACAATGATCTATCGCCGTAATGAATTGCGTTATGTGTTTCACTAGATGTAGCAATCACGTATTCTGGATCCATAAGAAACTCTGTATGATTAATTATGTCATTCTTATCAATAGGATTCATGTGGTGAATGATCACCGTCTCACCTTGCAGGAACGGTCGATCTTTGCAGGCAAGATCACATCCAAGATCTCGTGAGATTATCTCTCTCCTAAATTTTCGCCATTCCTTTGAAGTATAGAAGTCTTGATTAAGCCATCGATCAAAGCCAAAAGTATCTTCTCCAACTTTTCCGCCGAGACGTAAATACTCATAACGGGAAATAAAGTCTGGAAGTTGAATTAGTTCTGTATAGGTTCTAATCATTGTATTATGTCACTTACTTTAATCTCGCCCTTATGATCTTTCATATAGTCCTTAATATACTTCCGACCATCTTTCATTACATCCCGCGTAATTTCATGGGATTGCGTCATTTTAATCTTATCCGGATTCAAAATCATCATGGCTGTTGGGCTAACACCGGTCCAATTATCGTATAAATCTGGGATAGCATCATAGCCTTTTTTACGAAATGCGTCATAAATCTTAGAGACGCCATCGGATACTTCAGAATTTCCGAAAGTAGCCATAAATGTATATGCCATCTTCTTAGCTTCTTTTGAGGTTGGATTCTTTAAGCAACGTTCGAATGCTTCGTCGGTAATACCATCCTCGCTAAAAGAATACGAATAAAGCCAACTGTCTTTAATTGTTTTATAATAATCAGGATTATTCTTAACTGCTTCCAAAACTGTTTTACACGTTTCATCTTCCGATGCCATTCGAATATTTTTCTTTGCCGAAATATTTTGAACGTGCGTTCCGTGCTTCACTTTAAACAATTTTGAAATCGGATTCGGCCCTAGGTTATGAATGTATACAGCCGTCGATAGTTTTCCATACGATACATATAAAGACCCCGCCGGATTAAACTGCATTTCGATGCCGCCAATTCGGTTAAACTTGAAACCAGCAGGAATTGTTTTAGAGCCATCGGAATTTGTTTTTATAGTCAAATCGCTCGATGCATAAACATCATCAAGACTATTTTGTCGTCCAGCTCTTTTCTCTGTCATGGAATGCTTAGAGGCCTCGATAGGATATGGAGGGCCATTGCGCTTACCCCACTTCTGGCCTAGAATGCCGTGATGGTAAAGTTCATTCGTAGTATTCCTCATCATCGTCTATCTCCATTCCGGTGCCAGAATATCGACGCATGGCCATAATCGCTGCACCATAAAGTTCTTCCACTCGTTTTGCTGATTGAAGAGCTTCAGTCTTAGCAGTCATAAGTTCCATCTTTTTCTTCGTAAGCTCAAGCTCTTGCTTTTCTTTCAAAGATCCGAGCTTCAAAAAATGAACCACTTCAGCAGAAGTGGCTGTTCCTTCGCGCAATCGTGACTCAGCAAGATCATATGCCAAGGATATAAGCTGATTCTCTCTTGCCTCAGGTGTACGCCCAGGAGGAGACATCGGCGTTGTTGGAGTAGTTTTACATAGTTTTTGGCGTCCCACAGCCAATTTCCTCCATTTCTTGTATAGTTTTGTTTAGTTATTATTTAGTTTTAGTAATTTCTAGATACCTTTTAAAGAGGCATGGGGGAGTCTTGGACGGAGACTCCGAAAAATAAAACCATTGAACTCTTGAAAGGAGAACAGAAAACATCTGAAAAATCAGTGGTAAAGGAGGTGGAGTGAATAACATGAAAGAAAAGAAACCCATGCCCCTGTAAAAAGCATCTAAAAATAACTCCCCCGGAGAATTTTTTAGGATGGCGGCGATTCAGGGGAGGGGGTATTTTTTAAGGACCCCCTCCGGGGTACCAAAGAAAGATCCATAGTATGCCTAATAAATATTATTAATAAAAATTATTTATTTTTTATTAAAATTAATAATAAAATTTTTAAAAAAACAAATTCCATAAAACCCATTGGGTATTTGTTTATTTGATTTAATAATTGTAATTAATCAATATTCCTTTTTTTTGGTTTGCTCAAATATCTTTAAGCCTTTGAATAATATTTAAATCGATTTATAGTCCATTAGAATTGGGGGTAATAAATATCTTTAAAGCATTATAGTATTCTTTTAGATCAATTCGCTCTTTTATAGAACAAACAAATATCTTTATATATTATTAAACTTAAATGCATATACACATAAAGGCATTTTAAATACTTTATTACCATAATTAGTATGAAATAGCATTATAGTAGCATAAAGTATTACTAAAAATTCCTTTGGATAAATACTAATGCAATTAAAGCTGTCTATCAGAAGCATTGCTATACTATATGGTTTATTAAAATATCTTTATAGTAAAGCAATAGCCTTTATAGAAAAGAGCTTCGTTTAACCTCAGCCAAATATCTTTATTAATTCATTTGCGATTATTGCATTTTAATATTTATGTTTTAATTGATAATGGGACGTAACATAATTAAAAGACTGCCAAACTTTTGGTTAAATCTAAACATTGTCATTTATAGCATAAAGTATTATTAAAATTCCTTTAGACAAATGCTTTTACAATCAAAACGTTCAATCTAAGTATTAATCTCGAATTAAAACAAATATCTTTATGCTATAAATGACCAACTTTAGCAAGATCAAAATTGCTGAGGCCTAATCAAATATCTTTAATACTTTCTTATAGATACCGGTGGGATCTCTAAGAACAATCTGATCAATTGCCTCATTAATCTCGATTCTATTGTCTTCTGGAGACAAATCATCAGACGTATTGGCAATCCTCTCAAGAAGGCCACAGGAGTTGTAACCTTTTTCTGTATCAAAGGCAAACCATTGATCAAACTCATCGTATGGATCATATGGATTGTCTATGGTAGTTAAGTATGCGTATTCCATATTCCAATTCCTTTCATTTGACCAAATATCTTTAATTCAACGCCTTATTAAGCGTTGAAACAGACACGCCAATAGCCTCGGCTACTTCAGACTGAGAATAGCCATTGCTAATTAGCTGCCTTGCCCTTGCAAGAGAAGAACTTGAAATTGCCTTATCGGCTCTAGGCGTAGCTCTTTGACGCAAAGCATCCGTATCCGTATATTTAAGAATTTCTGTAAGTGTTGTGTCTGAAATAGCACCAGCCTGAATGGCTTCCCATTCCCTATCAGATATCTTTATAGATATGGAGTTCTCTTTGTTCGGATTTCTAGGCCTCGTTCCGATAGAATCTCTTGCTCTCTTGAGTTCTTGCTGCCGAATCTTCTTGATATCGTCACGATCTTCAATGCCATTAGCCTCGATACGTGCTTTAGCTTTAACGCCGGCTATTAGCTGAGCCTGACGTTCCAGCGGAGCATTAAGCTTGGCTATATTAAGCTGCGAAATTAGAGAAGCACGTTCTGCCGCATAGGTTTTCTTGGCCGTTGGAGATATCTTTAAACGCTCGGTAGCTCTAAGCTCTTTACGAGCTTCATTAGCAAGCGCCTTAGTCTTATTGGCATAGCCAGCATAAATATCTTCAATGGCCGTTCCGGAAGAAAGATCAAATGCGTCGCCGCCCCGATTAAAGGTTTCGGTCATTTTATTAGACTTATTCTGACGAGCAACGACTTTACCATTCTTATCGATCTTCGTTTTACCGGTCTCTCTAAATATCTTTTCTCCGTTCAGATAGCGAGCCTTCTCTTCATCGGTCATTTTATTGAACGTTTTATATTCTTTACGATCAGGCACATATTCAACTGACTTTGACTTTGAAATCAGAGTAGAAGCACCACGATTTGCGCCGCCTTGATACTCTTTTTTAAGGCCGGCAATGTCATTCTCTCTTGCTGAACGCTTCCAATCCAAGTTATGCTTTTCAGCATCAATTACAACCATTGAATGCCTAACGGCTTTAGCAATATCTTCTGTCGGAGCCATCTGAACCTGCATATCAGTAATCAGGTTTGAGACCTTGCCCATTTCCTGCTGTTTATGAAAGCCAGTTTTAGGACCAACACGTGGCATGCCATCATAAGCCGGATATTTAGCGCTAGGATTAAAATCTTTAAGACCTTCAAGAGGCGCAGAAGTTCTGATATTAAGACCTTTTGTTGGAATTACAGTAACGGTATCACCATCAAAATCAGCTCCAGACAGTATCTGAGCAACATGTGCATTAATACCGACAGCTGTCTTAGCCTGCTGAAGAAGCATCTTTCCTTCTGGGTTCTGATTGTTAACCCTAAGTCTTGGAATCTCGAATACTCCGGCGTGAGGATATCTTATTAAAACAACCTCTTCGCCATCGTTGTAGTTTGGAGCATAAATCTCATTATCTTTGAGGGAAGAAATCGGAAGGATGACGTGCGCAGCTTGTCTCGGAAAAGCTGTAGCCTTCAAATGAACCGCCGCAGAATCGCATTCATCTGCAAACGACTCAAGAAGCTTTCTTTTAACGACTGGATTCGTAAGCGCCGAAATATCTTGAAACTCAGCAAGACGATCCGCATAAGTCTTATCGAGCTGTTGCTTGGCAAGATTCTTTGGCTGTTTAGACAAGAACTGAGCAGAAAGCGTTTTAGACCATTTTTGCCAATCTTCGTCTTCATTAACAATATTCAGAGCACCTCTCTGATCCTTAACGGAAGCACCAAATGGATTCTCTTCATCAATTTTGGTTTTACCGTCTGGAGTCTTAACCGTTTTCATCGGTTTCAAAACCGAATTATCTTTATCCTCCGAAATCATTGGAACGCTCTTACTCTTGTTTGTATTAAACACAATATCTACGCCATCTGGCATAGTCTTAGGATCGGCATACATTGCCATTCCCTTAAGATAGTGTGTTCCATCGACAGCAATACGAACTTGAGCATAACGGCTTTTACCAATATCTAAATCGGCTACACCTTCTCGAATCTCGATAACACCGTCTTTAGCTTCTCCGCCGTCTTCAGCATATCTTATTTTAATTCGATCAGAACTAATGCTTTTCGGCTTACCCATTCGTTTTACAGTTTCGGCATAGTCCTCAAACTTAACTCCTTTAGGAGAAGAAACCTTGTCGATGTTAGCTCTGACATCCGCATAGGAAACATCATCTTTAGTCAAAACAGCAACATTAAGTTCCTTACTTGGATCCGTAACTTGCCGTACACCAACTCGATGATACTTATAGCCTTCCTGCTCTAATATCTTTATCGCAGTTTTCATCTGCTCTTTCGAAACACCGAGCTGAAGCTCCACGCCCTCGCCAACATCAAGATAGGGACGCTCTTCGATCTGCTCTTTCAGAACGTCAGCAAGCTTTGTAGCGGCATCTCTACGAATCTGGTATTCTGGTTTCAAATAGTTTCGAATCGTGGATTCCTTAAAACCAGTTTCGCGGACGATCGCAGCATTAGAATATCCTTTATCGTGAAGTCTCTGTACTCTTGTGGCATTCTCTTTCTTTTGCTCATTAACGGCAATCGAATACATCGCACGATACTGAGTTGTACTCATGCCAAAAGCTTCTGCAATCTGCTTTTGAGTAAGCCCTTGCTTTTTAAGGTCGTTGGCTCTTGAAATAAAGTTCTTATTTCTCTGAGGATTCTTACCGGATCCCCAAGGATATCTTCCGGAATGCCTTGGTGTACCATAGTGTTCGAGGAACCGATCATTCAGTTTGTCTATTGCGACAAATATCTTTTTACCGCGTTGACTATCGTCCATGATTCTTATCCTTCTTCCTTCACTTTATTAAGACACTGATCGAATAAGATGATCTTGTCCATGATAAACTCAATATCTTTAGGATCAGGAGTCTCTATCATTATTTCATCCAACTGATAAATACGAAGTTCTGAATCAAATCGATTAGGATTTTTGTCATACTCAAGACAAAACAGAGCTTCATATATCATAAGCTGTTCCATATGAGCCGGAGTATCTCCGGTCTTTAAATCGTGAATGCGAAGGAAATTGTTCTTAAACGAAATCGCATCGGCAGTTCCAAAGCAATTCTCTGAATAATATAAAGGCTGTTCCGGAGTCATCTGAAAACCAATGGCATCGTTCACATACATGTTCAGAGTTTTCTTTGACTTCGGAAGTTTAATCCCAAGATTAATTGCTTGCTTTGCAAAATCGTGAAGCTCTGTTCCTCGTTGAACTCTTGCAAAGTTTCGATATGCATTGATCAGTTTCTCTTCATCATAGTTAATCCAATGATACTTAGACGCTCCGAGAAACGCGTGTTTTCCTTCGAGGTTGAAATGCTTGTTGAAGTTCATCCAGTACCTCCTCTTTGTTCTCTGGACAAATGAAGCTCGCGTAGGATATCTTTTTACCTAGCGAAATGTAATAGTCCTGACCTGGACGATGGGAAGCATCAGAGCTTCGTTTCGTTTCAAGCCAAGCCCATTTATCTTGATAAAAAACAGAAAGATCGGGAAATCCCTGAATGTAATTCGGATCGTTCTTTAGAACGACACATCCGGGAAACCGATCTTTTAGTTCTTTAATCAATTTAGCCTGGAATCTGCTTTCCAGCATCAGACATACCTCCTGCTCAAAAAATAAAGAAGAGGTATATCCCCTCTATTATAAGGGATGTTTTTTTTGCGAATCAAAAGAATCAAAGAATTTGTTCTCATTGAACTTTTGTTTCTTTCGAAGCGCGTGCGCAATGCCAATATCTATAGGGCTATTAGATTTCAGCTTGTAGTAATACAGATCCGTAAATGGAGTATTCATTCGATCAATCCTTCCGGCAGACTGAGTCATGATTTTGTACGAATAGTTCAAAGAGTAAAATATCATAGTGTCCGTCTCGATGCAGTTCCAGCCTTCTGCTCCGGCAGTATACTGAACCAGATACACCCACTTGTCAGTGTTTGGAATAAGCTGATGCTTATCACCGTTCCATTCGGCAACGGAAATATCTTTTCCATAAGGAGCGTTTCTTAAAGCATCCCGCTCATAGTTGTAATTGTAAAACACTATGATCTTCGGATGATCTTTAAGAATATCAAGAATCGCTTGAATCCTGCTTGGATCTGAATTGACGGATTCCCGAAGTACGTAGCAAAGTTCGGCAGCATTCGTTGTTGGCTGATCCTTGTAAATGTTCCAACGCGTATTCATAATATCTTTGTACTCTGCTCGGTTATAATCAACATCTACAATTACTTCATGCGTTCTCGTGGGCTTCTGATAATCCATTGTAACAAGGATCTCATTTCGATACCGAATCAATCGGCCCTCATTCAAATATCTAGAAACCTGAGGGTACTTTGTAAACCGACTGAAGACCACGTGCCTCTCATTAAACTCGGTTCTGTTTCTAAAATATCCATTGGCGATGAAAACAGGAACATAATCCATCCAGGTATCGCCAGGAGTCGCGGACAATAATATCCAATGATTTACTTTTGTGATCTTCAAGAACGCCTTGACCCAGGCTCCTTTACCGACAACTCGCTGTTCGTCAAATATAAAGAACGAATCCTTTACTCCGATATACTTGGCTATATTATTCCACGAATCTATATGAACTTCCAAATCCTGGTAGATCGTATCTTCCGGATGCTCTGCAGATATCAAGAACGGAACAAGTTCTCCTTCCCATTCTTTCGTATCTCTTTTTCGTGCAGTGGTAATGATGAACAGATTAACTGTTTTGCACATCGGTATATACTCATTTATGACAGAACCTCCGCATTCCTTCATGAAGTAATATGCAATAGAAGTCCTTGACTTTCCGGATCCTACTTTGCCACATAGAATACTGCCATTCCGCATTCGATTAATAGCATCTATCTGATAATCGTATAGCAACGACGGCATAGTTCGCCCCTCTTCAAATATCTAAAAAAAAGGCTGCCATATTTCAGACAGCCCGATAAATATCTTAGAACGGAATTTCTTCGTCATCGTCCTCGAAGTTCCGATACTCCTTCTCAAACTCATCTTCCTCGATCGTGACATACATCGCTTTGACATAAGCCTTAATGCCAGACTTTCCGTTCACTTCCCAGCAATAAGGCCGAATGATAAGCTGAACTTTTGTGAATTCAGCATACTGAAGAGCAGAAATAGTATCTTCCTGAAGCATCGTCTTCTTGTTCCCAGAAATCATCCAGATCTTCGGCGGATATATCTTATATGAAATCTCAACCGGAAGATGATAGATCGGTTCATCGGCACCTTCGGGCTCCCATGACTTTACATTCCATCCGTCATCACGAAGCTTGTCTGCCATTTCTGCGTCAAGAATAACGCTGAACGTTCTCTTTCCTCCAGCCTTGTCAAACTTTGTCGGCTCCCCTGTAAAATTACGGAAACGAATCTGTGCGTTGTCAATGCTAATGTTAGGTACATCTGTTCTTGCCATGGTTAAATTCTCCTTTCAAATTTGAAAAAATATCAATTAAGACGCAAAGGCCTCAAAGTCTCCATACTCGGAGATTGTGGCGATTGCGTCATCTACAAGCGCAGCATAATACTTTCGATTAATTCTGCGCATTGCTTCTTCAGTTCCAAGAGTTCTAAGAACTTCGGCTTCCATCCACCGATATCCTTTTGCTCCTGTTGCAAATGAATACTTGCCGTCTTTCTCACGCATCAAATATCCACCGCCAACGCCATTGATCACTGGACAAAATGATCCTGCACGTCCGATGAATCGGTAATTATGTCCGGCTCGAATATCTTTTACCAGTTCGGAAGCTTCGACCAAAGCAGTGCCGGATTCCTCTGGAAGATCCGGAGCATCGCCGGTTTCCAAATATCCATTGATCTGGCTCATCGTCAACCCATACTTCTTGAGAAGCTTCTGAAGACGCTCTTCTTTGTCTTCAACATTCGGAAGATTCTCGTTAAAGTCCAAATATAAAGCGGTCTTAACGCTCTTTGTTTCGCAGACATCCTTAAACTCGATTGGCTCTTTGCTGAACAATGTCTTAAACACATACGGAACCTGGAATTGAGTTCCTGTTGCAGTCCAATGCCCGTCAGAAATATCTTTTGCTATATACACGGCTTCGTTAACTAAGCAAAGCTTCTCATACGTTGCTTCATGCTCGAAAGAATATCCATACTTCTCACCGAACTTCATAACAAAATCAATGATCTTATCATCAGCATTTGGAATCTTGATGGAATCCGTCTTAACATGAGCAACGGTATAGCCTTTTTCCTCAACAGCTTTCTGAAGCTCGATCATGAACAATGCTCCGCGCTTTGCAACAATGTTATCGACGTTTCTTGGATCACGGAACTTATTGTCAAAGCTGGCTGAAGTTAAACCATATACACTATTGATTACGATCTTCAAAGCTTGAGCGAGAGCCTTCGCCTGCGTCTTATCCTGCAAATATCCAGTAAGCTTTCCATCGAACAGCTTAGCTGCTCCTTCGTAGTCGCCATGTTTGATAAGAATTCGAATCTTCTTCAAATCACTAAATCGTTTTGTATACTTATCTCCAAAGAGATTCAGATTCTCAATACTTGACGGATGCATGGAAGCAATATCAAGGAGTGCAACATTCTCGTACATTCCTGGCTGAGCATAAACTCTTCCGCCTTCTCCAGGATCCTCTCCACGGTAAATAGACTTACCCTGAACGATCTTCCCGGAATATCTTTTTGGATCGATTCCCATCGCATTGTACTCATATCCAGGAAACATCTTAGACAGATCTGTATACACAAACTGGATCTGAGGATTCGGATCATCGCCGAAGATTATCTTGGTTGTATGCTGGTTTGTTGTGTGATTCACAGTAAGTCCAGAAATATCTGCAAGAATCTCTCTTGCTACAAAATCTGCGCTTAAAGCGTGGAACGTTGCCTTCGTTGCAACAACGTCATTCACGCAATAATCCATCACCTTATCCCATAACTCTTCGGGAACCGGCTGATCCCATGGAAGCCCAAGCTCCTGATGATGAATATCAAGCTCAATCTCCCATTTCTTAAGACTCTGCTTCTTGGAAGCAAAGTCGTAAATATCTGTATATGACAGATTATATGCTTCCATAAACTTAGAGTTCTTGCTTCCACTGATGATTCTCTGCGAAAGAACATACAAACCGTAATTATCATAGTCCATCATTCTGGCATACAGAATGTGGTTGTCATATTCACGGTTATTGAATCCGACCAGCTTTCTCTCACAAAGCTTCTCAATATCTTTTGCAGTTGGGTTAATCATCTTAACCGGACTGCCAGTATCTGTCATCCAAACGACGCCAAAGAAGTTCGGGAATACTTCAACGTCAAAGAACACAAGTTCTCCGTCATCCTCAAATGCGGTGTCTTCCGAAATATCTTCCGACTGGAACTTCATCTTAGTAACGAGTTTAATGCAATAGGCGGACTGATTACTGCTTTTTGCCGCAAACCCAAGTACTGCCGGACGAAGATCCGTAACATCGTAATGCATTCCGGATTCATAAGCGTCGTTAAGGATCTTAAATATAAAGTCCACGCTTGATCTTGTGTCAGCGTGGATCTCTTTGTTTAAATTCCTTTTTATTGCGGTTCGAAGAGCCTTCTCAGACTTCAAACCATCAAAGTTTATCATTCGCACTTCCTCCTTCATAGGCAATCCAGAATTAATCTCGGCAATAGGAATATCATTGCAGAGCTTAAGCTGTCTTCTCAAAGACGAATTACCGGTGAATACCTTCACTTCGACGTTATCATCATAGATTCTGCTTAACTTAGTAACATCGCCTTTGTAAATATAATGTAAATGAAGTCCTTTTCCGCTCCGACTGGTTTCAACATATGTCTTCGGCCATTTCGAAGCTTCCGCTAAATTCCTTTCAAGAGATTTCTCTCCGGTTGATGGATCTTTAAGATCAAAGTCGATTACAATATGATTCTGAATATCAATAGGAAACCGAATATAATGAAGCTTCGACGTATCCAGATCGCAAAGCTTTGTCTTACATTTCTCCCATTTGAATTCCGGCCGATCTCCACCGGTATCTGTAGGAACAGCATACTGAGCAGGACAATCAGCTAAAATATCATCCAGAAGGCTGTGCCGTTCTTCCAAACGAATCCAATTATCGAATCCTTCCGCTTCCGCAGCCTCTTCGTCAGGAATATCTTTTACCTCGACGCCTTCGTCTACGACTTCGCTTTCATCCTTAACCAACTCTTCCATTCCGAACTTCGATCTTCTCAATCCGCCATACCACTTCCGCAGCTGCTCTCCGCTGTCAATACGATATCTTTCCTTATACTCGCGGAAGTAGTTCTTCAGCTCTTCCTTGAAGGATCGCATCGAATACGGATATGGAACCTTGGCATCATTGCAATAGATCTGGTACTTCGTCCATGCCTCTTTCAGAGTCGTATAATCTTTTCTGAGGAATTCGTCCAGATACTCTTCCATGAAGTTGTAGAAATCGTTTGTGGCCCCGATCATTGCCTGAGGAATATAATTGTCATAATAATAAGGATCCGCCCGATAAACTTCCATACAATGCCACGCAATGGCGCCAAGCTCAAAATCAATCTGTTCCTTCAGTTTCAGATACCGTTTCTTCTGAATAAGCTTTCCGGTCGGAGAAATATCAATCAGTCTTCGAATAATACCGCTTCTTGAATCTGTTATTCTGACTGGTTTATTGGTTCCCATGAAAAGCATAGCATAAAACCTGCTTCCATACTGGCTCTTATGCTTTTCATTCACAATTATCTCTTCGTGGGATACAAGACTATTCAATCTGGCGTTATCCTCGATTTTACTAAGATCACCATCTTGTTGAATCGCAACCAACGGATTATTCTTAAATGGCTCCAACGCAAATTCGCTAGTAGAGCTTCCAAGCGCTTTCGCATTAAACGTGCAGTCATAACCCTTAAACATTTTTGCGATAATATCAAGGATCGTTGATTTACCCGTTCCAGAATCACCATAGAACACTCCGAACTTCTGAAGCTCTTTACTGTCCCCGCTAACAACGGAGCCAATAAGCCATTCAATCTTATGACGCTCTGGAGGAGAATATAATGTTCCGACCATTTCATCCCAGGCATCTGTGCTTCCTGGCTCAAGCGCGTAAGGCAAGTGAAAAGACGAATAATCTTCACGGCGTGGTTCTGTATTCGAAAACACAACCTTCTGATTCAACGGATGAAAATTATCAACAAGCTGCTTTTGAACATACTTATGCCACTTATCGATCATTCCGGTATCAGAGTTCCACAAATATAATATTCTTGCGTTTGCAAACTGAGGATTCTCTTTCTCCATCTTTGCTTTGTATGCATCCATCTCAGCATCGATCAATCCGGTGGCATCATCCTGCTCAGTCGACCATGCACCTCGTTGCTCATCCCAGACCGCATAAAAGTCGCTTCCTCGTATCATCAAGTCCTTGCTGTTCTTCACAATAAAAATCGGAAATATCTCAATCGGATCGCCTTTCCTTTTCGGACCTCTCCACGTGACTTTTACAAAATCCGTCTTGCTCCCTCCTTTCTTCTAAAAATTCACCAAAAATGGCTTGCGTCAAAAATGACAGTTTTTTTTCGTCCTTTATATATATAAAAACATATATTTTTCTCGTGCGTAGTACTAAAAAAAAGTGACGCAACTGACGCAAAACCTCATTTTTTCACGATTTTTCAACACAAAATCATTTTTACGTAATAATTAATTTGATAGGCGAGCTCCATTTTTTTCAAATTTTTGACGGATTCTGTTCCTGGAAACATGCAAAATTCGCCGTTCGAACCATACTCCCGATTCATAAATCTGTTCAAAATATAGTCCACTTCGTCCTTATCAAACTCGTCATTTTCGAACTGATCCAACCCCAAATTATCTATCATGATCCAGAACCATTGGTCTGTCCGATCACCAAAATCCGGGTCATACATCAGTTCATTTTCGCATCGAATGGCCAGTGCGATCATCATCTCAAGGCAGGCACAGGGACCAAAAATATCAGTCCCTGACCCAACTTCCCTTTCGTACTGTTTACGTAAATCCAGACCATCCTTTGCGCGATTAATATCTCTTGGAAGCGCCCAAAAGAACTCTGTAGAATATAAAGCGAATAGCAGTTCTGAGTAGCGTTCACGCATATGATAGTCTGGTGAAATCTGATACACCAGCCAGTCAAAATAGGTCAATCTGAACCTTCTTCAGAGACAAAATTTGTCTCTTTCAACTGAATATAATAGTCCGTACTTCGAGCTTCATTCCTGACATAAATCTCATTCTCTTCGATTGGTTTGCTCAAAATATAAGGCCCAATTTGGTCTTCCAAAGAGTCTAAAATCTCGTCAGTTTCGTCGATTACGGCGATTCCGTCGGCATAATATTCGACGGTAACTTTATCATAATGCAGTTTTTCGCTTGAAAATTGTTCCTCAGAAATCTGGTATGGCTGTTCTGCATAGCCCTCAGAAGGCGCTTCATGGCTCACGAAAATATCATAGGGATCGTCCTCTTCATCCGTGTAAAACCGGTCATCAGCGCTCTCAGCATCCTCATTTTCGTTCGAAATATCATGATTTTCATCGCGTTTTGCCTCGAATTTTCCGACTTTTTTATGCGGTTCGACGACATAATTGCCCCGATTTTGACCGGAATATCTATCCAAAACGCTCTGAATTTCGGTATTTCCGCTGACATAACGATGCCCATTTCCTGATTTTTCATCAGTTTTTGCGTCAGTTGTGTCAGTTTTGTCACTTTTTGTGGCATATTTTTCATCTAATTCGGCCTTTTTTTCTCGATAAAATGCCCTCATTTCGGAAATTTCATGATACGCGATGTCCTGATAGTGCTTTTTAATAGCAAGAAAGGTGACTCCTGAGCCAAGAGCCACCCCGATCCCAAAAAATATCCAATTTTTCATCTTTTCTTGAATGCGTATGCCAGAATATTACCGTCACAGTTCATGTTCAGGTGAATGTTCTTCAAATATCCATCCTGAGAAGCGTCGGAATACTCATCGGTGAAATATTCTTCGAGTCCAAAGTCCACAAAATCGTCCCCAAGACCCATACACCAGCCTAAACTTTGACCTTCTTTTGTTCGTTTCAGTCCGATTCCGTCCAAAACCTCATTCAAAAACACATGCCCTCTCGAATGAAGCAAGTCATTGGCATAATTCTGAATTCCTTTGAGGAACATCAGATTATAGTCTGAATTTGCTTCCCAGTTTCCCGGAGCCGTCTGAGCGTTCCAGTCAAATTCATAAGGCGAGTACTTTTTGGTCTGAGTTTTTACAATATCTTTTACGGTATTCTCATTGCCATTTTCATCATAAACAGTGGTCTCGCCGCTCTCTTCGGTGCCAAGAAACAGATGCTTTTCCTTCTCTTCCCCAACTGCCTCTTTAACACGCTTCCTGTAGTCCTTATAAGCCTCGTCAAGCGCTTTGTACGCCAAAGTTGAAGAAATGTACCTCTTTTTTAAAACGCCGTGAGAGCCCATTATAAGGCCCACAGAGAGCATTGTCAGAAATACAGAAAGACTATACTTTTTAGCGAGTTCCCAAGCCAAATGACGATAAACCTTGAGACTCTCGATCTTACGATTCTTATTAATATCTTTCTTGCAGTCGTCAACATTATCGTATCCAACCAGTCCGGAGAAGTCGCCTTCGTCCAGTTGCTCGATTGCGCCATCAGCTTTCTTTTGAATATCGTCGAGTTTGTCCTGAGCCTTAGAGACTGTCTTCTCCTCAACAACCTTCTTAGTTGCGATGCAAGCCGCCACCAGAGCTGCTCCGCCTGCGATCAGTCCACCGGCCAACATGAGTTCCGGAGATGCGGCTTTCAGTTTAAGACCTGCTTTACCGGCAGCTACTCCGGCTTTTGCAACTGAATCCACTACGAATTTTGGTGCTTTTACTTTCATAAATATAATTCTCCTTTCAATTTATCCAACAGGATACTCTTTTGGAAGATCAAGACAGTGTCCTCCACCTCTTGCTGGCTTCACTCTTACGTCACTGAGATCATTCCAGCCCCATTTCTGATCCGTATGATCTGCATCACGGACTTTTACGCCATATTGCTTGAGAAGATCAATATAATCAGCAACAGTTACACGAGTGTATTGGTCGAGAAGTTCTTTCATGTCTACAAGGACCATCTCGGCGTCCCGTCTGTCATCAAATATAAAGTCATCCAGAGGCTCCTGATAAGAATCATCCGAATCTCTCTTTGACGATTTTAATGATCTGTCCCTTCGATTGTCATTACCGACAAAATATCCACCATAATTAATTCTGGATCCTGTAGAGTTTCCGGATCTGCGACGAATTCTCGAGCTTCTTCCGGTGTCCCCAAAGAATCTCATCTCAACCACAGTCTGAATTGTATCAGCAATATTCTCAAGAATCGCCGGAACAAGCAAATCCTCGATGACGTATCGCTTGATTTCCTTAGGGCTTGCCCCATTGCGAAAGAAAATATCAATGAATTGTTTTCCGAAAGACCGCTTTTTAGAAGTGACAGAGCCATTCAGAGTCTTTTTCGGAGTCTCATCCGCGCTTTCTTCCTTAATATCATTACTGTTTTCTTTTTCAATATCTCGATACTTATGAGCGTTCGAGGGGAAATCAATATCTTCCGCTCGAAGGCTTTCTTTTGGCACTTCAGCCATGTTATTTATTACCTCCCTTGAATATTAATTGATTCAATCTCAGTCCTCTTCGAGAATTTCGATGCCGCCTCATACGATTCGGCGTTTTCTCGACTTTCTTTGAAAGCTTCAATTCCGTTTCACTATGTTCAACGTTATCTCAATTATCTACGATAATTTCGAAAACAAAAGAGAAGTGGGCTGTTTAGCCCAAGTCTTCTCCTTCTTTATCATTTTCATTTGTTTGATCAGTTTGATCAGTCTTTTCAGTTTCAGTTTCTTCAGATTCTTTTTGAATAATAGCAATATTTTCCTTCACTCTTTTGACACTCTCTTCAACGTATTCCGCTACGTCATCGATCTGTCGGTTCAAATATCCTTTCATATGCTCCCCAAGGCATCCACCGAGCAGCCAACCTCCTACAAGCATCCCGCCTTTAACGACGGCATTAACCTGAGGAGGAAGAACCAATCGGCAGAGACCACAGGCAAGCATCTGAGCTCCTTCTGTACTGACAATCTCTGCGATAAGCTTTGCTTTCCCAACAGCATCTTTTTTCTTCACGATTACATTGCTCCTTTCAAAATATCTGAGGAATTACCCTCATTAATAGAGCTGAATAATTTGCGTGTAGAATATCAATCTCAATCCGCTATACGCGTATTTCGAAAACAAAAGAGAAGCGGATTGTTTAATCCGTCTCTCTTGGTAGAATATCCATTATTCTTCGGAAGTCCCAGTAGACTCTGTCTCAGTTTCTTCGTTCGAGGAATCGACATCAGATACGGTTTCGATCGTTCCATCTTCAAATCCAGTATTCTCGGAAGACTTCTCGTCAGCATATGCCATTGCAACACCGACTCCGACGAAGGCTATAACACCTCCGACAAGGCCAAGTGCTCCGATGAGCAGCTTCTTTCCGAGACCCTTCCCTTTCTCCTTCTTCGGGCTGGGATCGATCACGTTTCCGTTCTCGTCCACCTTGATTACCTCAAGTTTTTTGTTTTTCTTAAACAGATTTTTCATTTCATGTTCTCCTTTTCAAATATAATGTGTAGTTTCCTACCATTATAGGGACTGTATTTTTTGCGATTTATGCATACTCATACAGCCCCTATCAGGATATCAATTCACTACCAGTCTCGTCGCTCCATGGTAGGATTCGTCGTGTATCTGATTACCAATACCGGAATTCCTTCTGGAGTAAGCTGCGAACTCGTCTCAATATCAAAGTCGTTAACCTCATCAATGCTCTCTGCCGTCCAACAGAGCTGCAGATCAGTTGTATCGAGATTCAATTCGCAGAACCAGTCATTCACCGACAAATATCCATCTTTTTGAAGATAGTCTCGACATGTGACGACCGCCCGTTTGATTCGCTCAATGTTCGAATAGAAATATCTTCCGGTGATTGCCTCATAACACAGATGCGTTCCGAGTCCGGTGTCAATAATCTTATCCTGAACTGGAGGATCATTCTTGATTCTATCGGCATCGATCTCGTCCTTGATCTTCTGCAAATGCTTCTCTCCATCCAGTTCCTTTATCTTTTCCTCAAGCTCCTCCTTGCCCTTTGTACTGATCCCCAGCGCAGTCAAGGCAGACATGAGTCGCTTGAAGTTAATCCGATTGGCAAGCCAGAAGCATACTACAGCGCCTGTAGCAACTGATACAACAACCCAATAATGTTTTGCTCCGATTCGAACAAGTTTGAAAATATAATCGGCTTTGTTTCGCTTCTCCTTATCTTCGATCGCATCCCATTTAGCCTTCTCAGCATCGAGCTCCTTCTTGGCTTCAGGAGCTTTCTTTGCCATAAGCACAAGAGCAAGACCGACACCTCCTGTACCAAATCCGCACAAGATTCCAGGTGCATGTTTCACGATTTGCTTGCCGCCGTATTTTGCGGCCATCTTACATCCTTTGACGATTGTTGCGAAATTCATTGCTTATCCTCCGATACCGCATCTTTCACATCAGGAGTCATTGCAATTGCGATCCCTGCAATAATACCTGCCGCGAATCCGGTTGCAAATATAATTGATACGCCAACTGCTCCACAAAGTACTTTCATTCCGCGTCCTCCTTTGCCTGATTACTCTGAGCGACCGCATTTTTCTCTAGCTTCCGAATCCTCAGATCCAGACTAATAATCTGCGTTTCGATGATAAGTCCAGCTACACCGAAACAAATCATACTGCTAAGAATTCCCTTGATTACCTTTACCTCCAACGTGTTCATTTCCGTTCTCCTTTCTGCTCATTTCGAGCACACAAAAAAAATAAAGAGAGGTGTAACCCGGCTTGATCGGGAACTCACCAAATATCGGCGAATGCATCACTCATTTCTCTACTAAACACCTTGTAAAATTTGCGAAATATCAATCGGATTGATTCCATAATCCAGAACGTAGCATCGTTCTCCATTTCGTTCCTCGTACTGAGGACAAATATCAATCCATCCGCCATTGCAGTACCAGCTGGCCGATTCATTAAACATTTCATCTTCCCAGCTCCAGCCAAGAGTTTCTCCGATTGGCTTTGGCTTACAGTTTTTATAAAGCTTCAAAATATCATTAAGTTTTACTGTTCCTCTTTGTGACAGCATTTTATTAGCGGTAAGTTCAGCCCAGAGAAGTTCTTCAGGCGTTGTGTCGAACCATTGATTCGTATACGGCTCGAGCATGTGAATTGTTCTTGGCGCATCATGATACATGGCGGAAAGATCTGGATTAATATCATTTGCCGCTTTCTTCACTTTTCCAAGACCTTCTTCGCCATACACTTCAGAAACCGCCGTTTCGAGGTCTTCTTTGGCTGCCTTATAAAACGCCACAGCTCCGGCAAGTCCTGCTTCAACCTTCAAATGCGCACAGTTTGACCCAATGATGCATGCGATTGTGCCTACTCCGGCGATGATCGGAGGAATATAATTCTTCCAGTGCTTCTTGAACGATTCCTCTGGAGTTGACTTCCGGGCAGCTTTATCAGTAAGCCACCCGGTAAGAACAACGCCACCTACTGCAGTCAAGCTAAGAATTGAAGGAAGATTCTTCTTGGCTGCGACCATTATCAGTTTTGGATTCATTACATCGCCCTCATAATCTGTCCAAGGAATTTGATCCAGCGATAGGACAAATATCCAACGGGCGCCATGCTAACGACACCGAACATAGGAACAACTGCTTTAGGAACCTTATGGTCCTTCAGGAATTCTGCGATCTTAATGGTCTGAGGCTTGGCATTGAAAATATCTTCCGCAGCCTTGGCATCAACTTCCTTCTGTTCACGAAGGACGCGAATATCATCGGCGTGATTAATCTCCGCTTCAGCATCCGAACCGGTCCGCTTATTCAGGATAGCATCATTAATATCGCACTCGGCTTCAGCAAGCTTGGCATTAAGTGCCTCAAGCTCTTGATCAGCCTTGTGATCCAGACGAATCTTTTCCTTCGCGATCTTCTCCTCAAGTTCACGAATGCCATTCTGCTTTACCTGAGTAAGCTTCTCGACTTCAGTGTTAAGCTTACCTTCAAGAATATCAAGGTTTGCCTTAGCTTCCTTGATCTTGGCATTCATGGCCTCTTCTGCAGCATGTCTGAGCTTCATGGCATCATCAGAAATATCAGAACCGGCACAGTCATACAGCGCCTTCTGACTGTCATAATGGCTCTTAGCATCGGCGATAGCCTTCTCGAACTTCTTCTTGTTTACGTCATAGTAAATGGAGTTCTTGACGGCTTCGACACCGGCGTTGTATTCGTCAGTAAGTCTCTGAATTACATCAGAATATCCAATCTGTTTCTTGAATTCGTTGAGACCATTCGGAACGCCATCAAGAATATCTTTCTTCTTGGCGTTGAACGCATTTGCTTCGAGCCAATCAGCTCTCTTCTGCTTGAATTCCACCTTCTCACGCTTGATTAGCTCATCATAGGCATCGCAGCGCTTCTTAACTTCCTCTAGAACAGCATTGGCCTCTTCACCGCGATTCTTGATTGCCTCAGCTTCAGCGAGCTTTCTACCATGACGATTTGCGGCACGATTAAGAGCGATCATACTAATATCAATGAGTCCAAGTGCTGCGAATGCGATAGTAGTACCTTTCATGTTTTCCGTTCTCCTTTCAAGAGTTCAAAATATCAAAGTTTTTCGCCACAGATAGGGCAATAATGAATTTCCATGGCTGTCGTCCATGCCGCAGGCTTTACTGAATCGGATCCTTTTCGCCAATTAAAGGCCTTCAAATATACAATAGGTTCATCGATTTTCACATCACGAATAAACTTTGAACCTTCAATTTTGAATTTGCCATCCGTCTTTCCAAGAATGATGTCAAGACCGTGGTTCTTATCGATTGAACGTCTGGAAGCCAAAAGGGAATTTTTCCATTTCCCATCATTGTTAACAATATTCTTGCAGAAATCACACATAATTTATACCTCCGAATCAGTCATTATTGAAATTGGTTTTGTTCGTCTTGAGACTCTGTTCAAATTTCTCAGCTTTCCGTCCAAGCTTGTATCCAGCATACAGAGAAACCCCAACAACACCAAGCAAGCAAATCTTATCCAGAACAATAATCATTTTCATTTACATTCTCCTTTAAATTATTACTTATAGTATTTAATATAATCGAGTCGATCTTTTATACCGTCGATGAAGCCTCTTCTAAACAATTGCCGTCCAGCGAATCGTGCGGCTCTGGGACTTAAAATATAAACGGGAGATTCGTTGTCATAGGCATCTCTAAAGTACATTGCTATTCGTTTATGGTTTGGATGATCGTCGGAAGCAATTCGTCCAACACAGCCACCGAACGTTTCTACGAACTCAACATCATCAGAAATTGGTTCGCTTTTATTCTTTCGTGAAATCCATCTCATAATCATTTACATTCTCCTTTCAAATATCATTGCCGATTGCAAGCTCAGTAATAGCCTTGCTTACATAATTCTTCAGCTGAGTAGAATATGAGTCATCTGCAATACGACCAAGAGCCTGGATCGCAACCAGTTTCGTCCTATCATCTCCGGACAATGCGATGTTGTAGATACGCTTGGCGCATTCGAGCTTCGAGTTTGTAGAATATGTCTTCCACGAAGCATGAAGCAGCTCAGCAATTGACCGCTCAGTGACACTGTTTGCATTGAACTCTACCGACTTAGTGTTGTACTTCGGAATGTCTCCAGGACAAATATCAATTCCGTTTCCAACCGAGCACCCAATATTCAGTCCGAACTTTCCAAGTTCGTCGTTTGCCTTGGACAAAATATAAAATGATCCAATAGCGAGACCAACCTTAACCGCCATCTTTCCGAACTTTACGATTCCATTTGCATTAATCATTTTCATTCTCCTTTCAAATATCCATTCACTCCACCGATCTAACTACTATATAGAAAAAGAAAAGAGCCCTGATCGATTTGATCAAAGCTCTTCGCTCTGTTACCAGATAGCTGCGTAGTTGATAGGTTCCTGACCTGTCATCTGGTTCATATTGAGTCCCGCAAGATTGGCGATCTTCTGAAGCATCGGCTCCGTCGGCATCTGCTGTCTGCGCTCAATCCGGCACATGGTAGGCTGATCTACTCCGATCTTCTTACCAAGTTCCGCTTGAGTGCAATTAAGCTGCAGACGAACCTGCTTCACAATACCACCGCATTTGCTGTTATCAACAATGATTTCTTTAGACATTTTACAATCCCCTTTTCATTAATTTTTGCAGTTATTCTGCTCCATTATAGGGATTGTTTATTTTGCGAATATCAGTCTGTTTTGTTACTTTTGTGCACTTTCCTGAGCTTTATAGTACTCTATAACGTCTCGATTCTTTTTAACACCGAACAAAATATAATCTTTCTTCACGATTTCGTCGATGTCCAAATCAAGTTTAAAAGTGCATCGAACGGCCGGCTGCTCAGTTTCATCATCTAGGTAAGTTTCAAACACGATGTCGCCGAGAGGTTTCTTATTATTCTTCCCGATCAAATATCCGAGTGCGATAGACACGATAATACATACAATAAGTCCAACAACATACCTGGTTTCCATTTTCCTGTTTTCCTTAATCCTTTCTTTTATTTGGTCTCTTTAAAATATCACATTTTCATGCAGAATACAATTCTTCGAGAACTCTTCTTGCCTCGTCATAACTTTCGGCTTCAAATATCACGTGTCCATTGTTCCGATTGTATCCGACAAAATTCTCATCACGCATTTTAACATCATACTTGAAAATATCAGTTGGCTGCGGATCTCTTTTTCTGGCCCTCTGTTTTCTTTTTGCATCAACCATTGCATTAAGCATCCAAGTTCCATGAGCCCATCTCTGCGGTCCGGTCATAAGGCAACCTCCTTATAAAAACATAAGAGAGAAGCCCCGGTAAATTACCGAGACCTCTCTCCTTTAATAACAGTGTTTAATTTGCGAATGTCATAACTTCCACAATACCACTAGAATCAGAGCAAGAATAATGATCAGAGTAAATGTAGCCTCAGTCATAGTTCTTCGCTTTCTTATCTCCGACGTCTTTAGTGAAAGGCTTTCGTTCTTCCCGAACATTAAATACGACAAGAGCTTCTTTATACGCGGTGCCATTCAGCATACTCATTGCCGCAACCGAATATCCCGGATGAAACTCAAGGTATTCGTTAATTTGATCTTCGAGCGATGCTGGATTAAAGTCTCCATTAAGACTTCGTCCATAAATAAAATTCTTAACAATCTGCATATCATCCCTCCATTACTAAACTATAAATATAAATAACCAGCGTGTATCTGGTTTCCATGTATTTCCCAGCCGCAACAGAGTTCTCGATCTGAAGGTCAAAGTTTACTGTAGTATCAATATTTTCATTCTTTTCGATCATCTCATTAACCTTATCCTGAGCTCTCTGTGCGGTCATATTTGAGTAAATATAAACTTTTGTAAGGTGCATAGTTGTCTCCTTGAGAAAAAAAGAAGAGAAGAACGTGTAAATACGCTCCTCCAAGTATCCATCTTGCATTAATAATGAAAGCATAATCCGTACTGACATTTCGTTGTCTAAATGTTTTCCGTTATATGACCAATTTCTTAATCTAATGCTCAACTTGAATTTCCGTAATGGTCTTCACGTTCTTCTCATTATAAAAGTTGTATTATTTGCGATTTTTACACTGCATATTGCACATTTCGCCATCGAGCTTACAGAATGGAATATCAGCGTGCATATCCTGCTCCCACTCAACACTTGGACAATTCTTCACGAATTCGGCATCTGCCTTTTCTTGTTCGAGTATGTCGCTGAAACTTAATTCCTTGCCCTGTTCTTGCGCGAAACATAATAGTAGTAACATCATCATCCAAGCTTCTTCGTTTGACATTAAGAATCCTCCATAAAAAAAAAGAAGAGAGACTGTTAGTCCCTCTCTTCGACGGTTGTTTTGTACCAATTAACATAGTCTCGTAGAATTCGCAGAGTTCCTTTAGCACCTGTGACAATTAGAGAATAGTCAGTTTCGCTACTATTTTCTTTTGTCTCCTTGTCCTCGATTTCCTCAAGCTGATCGAGATATGTTTCAATTTCCTCGAATCGGCAATTAACCGTAGAAATGATTTTAAGTTTCTTCAGTTTCTCTTCTTTTGTCATAATTTCTTTTTCTATTTCTTTTGCTTTTTTCTTTAACTCTTCTTGTGTCATAATACTTTCCTCCATTTAAATAATGTCAGATTTCTCTGCATTAAAGGAGCTGTAATTATTGCGATTCTTTCTTTTTATCTAATCGTGAAGATCGACAATACAAGCATAGTAATCTTGACTATTTTTAATCGCGCTTTTGATCAGTTCATCAAAATTTTCATTTTTTGTAAGATGCTCGCCGTCCCAATGTTCCCGCGCGTATCCGTTACCGTCTATATCAATAAAACAATAACAGTTAATCAGATAGTCGACATTAATGATATCTGAAATCTTTGCGCCATCAACATAAAGAAATCCATCTCTAAAGCCAAGAGATGGAAAAAAGGTTTCTTCTATACCGGTAAAACTATAAAATCCAAGTTTAACGTCGTTTGCTATTAATTCTTCAAGAAGATATGAACGAAATAACCTTCCAGCTCTAGGATTAGCGATATAGTAATTCCATTCGTATTTATCTGAATTCTTTTTTGTAGACAGTTTAAGCCGTCCGTTATATCTTCCACCGAGTCCATACCAGTCCCATAAGAACGCAGGATATTTGCATGGCCTTGTTTCATCATCTTCACAAAATGGACTTAGCATCTTACTTATAACAGCATCAGATGGAAATTCTTTTGAAAAAATAACACAACAATAATGCATTAATTATTCTCCTCATATATAGTGTTCATTGGATACGTTAAGAAGCAGATGTCTTGCTTCTAGAATGACCATTTCGGCATAGTCAATTGACTGATAAGCTTCTTTTGAATCTTCTGCTTCTTTAAGTCGCTCAAAATAAGGATCTGCTCCGTCAATCTGCTCTATAATTTTATTGATCAGCTTTGATTTCTTTTTATTTGTCATACTATGTCTCCATTTTTCTTCCTTTTTCAAATACTTCTCGATCTTAAAATTATTGATATAGCTTGCTGACTTCGGTATCCATAATATCCAGAAGCTCAGACTCATCAAACCAGCGATCAAGGTCAGGTCCATTCTTGTCCAGCTGGAATACCGAAATGTTCTTATCAAGATCGGCAAGACGCCCGATATTCTTTCTCGTAGCTTTGGCTCCTTCGTCAAGGATGATAGCAATTCCGTCACTTGCCCGTTTGGCCATAGCCTCATCTTTCTTGGCGAGCCATTCGGTGCTGCCCTCTTCATGATCTGGATCGTCAATCGGATTGGTTTTCCATTTTTCGTTAGCAGAATATCGCACATTCTTGCCAGGGCCATAAACTTCGACATTATCATAGTTTTTGCCATTCAGATAATCCTGAACTTGACGGTCAATACCCGGTGCATCTCCGACAAGAATTGTGTCCCCGTCTTTTACATAACGGTCAAGTTCCTCACGAATTGCTTTCGGAAGCTCTTTTCGATAATACTGGCTATCCTCATTTTGAGTTTTGCTCGATCCGGATACAAATACGGTCTGCTTGAAACGCGGATCATTCTTATTACCGTAATGCACAGGTTTTGACGGCCGGCCATAACGTGCTTTTCCTTCTTCAGTTAGAGAACCGTCGTAATTCTGAAAACGACGAATGCCCCATTTCATTCCCTTGAGTCCTGTGTGCTCCAGAACATCTTCAGGAATATAATTCTTGAACCGGTTCTCATCCCCGACCGAAATATCATTCTCCAGATCCAGTCCAAACTCCTTAGCCTTTTCGATAATAGCTTCCGCCAGTTCTTTCTCGTACTTCGGATCGACATAGTTAAAGAATCTGATGGCCGATTTCACGTGCTTCTTGTCCGGCATAGGGAATTTCTTGAGCTCCGGAACGCCATAGAGATCTTCGTCGTCTTCAGGCTCGGAATGCTCAACAGTAACTTCAAGTCCATTTTCGGTTTCGCGAGTACCGACGACTTTTCCAATTACTTGAGCACTTGAGTGTTTTAAAAGTTCATCTTCGAACCGCTTAGTATACTTTGATCCAAAAATATCACCATTTTCGCCATCATCATGCTGTATTAATGAAATATCTGGCGTTGGATCATAATACATTGTAACATTGTCTGGAACTTTTCCAGATGGTACAAACGAATATCCTTTGAAAAGTTGCTCCTCAATCCAAAACCGCTTATACTGCCCTTCAATCTCCGAAATATCATGTCCGGCAACAGTCTCCTGCATGATGAGTACTTTCCAGATTTTTTCGAGAATATACTCGACGATCTCTCTGCTCTTCAGATTAATGATCTGTTTGCTTCTGTGATCAGCATACCAGTTAAATATCTCGAAGAGATTCCCAGACTTCCAGCTGAAACTCCACCAGTCGGCAATCATTTCGAAAATATAAGGTACTGGGATTTCAAGCGCTTTATACGGCATTCCGCTTTCAGGATCATCTTCCAGAAGCACCCAATACTGCCAATGGTGTGGATTCTGGTGAATGTGATGCAGCCAGGCGTAGTTAAAATCCTGCACAACCTTGTAGCTGCGATTTCCACCGTAGAAATACTTGTCATAGGCATCGTATTCCTCAGTCGAAAATTTACTTTCGTCATGTGAATGCAGCATGGCTTCCTCAATGGCTGGCTTTGTTTCTGGATCGAGATGCAGGTTATCCAGCATCCAGTGAAGGCCCTTATTTACATTACCGATATGCTCGGCCAGATATTGATCGTATGCGTAACTCATTTGTTTTCTCCTTAATAATATTTATTATTCAAGATCGTATTCATTAATGCCGAGTTCTTTTAATAGACATTCATCAAACCAGGCCCACGCATAGCCCATATCGCATCTTTCCGTTTCGCCGTCAGGAAATATCCAAGTTCCCTCATATATCTGCTCACTAAATCGATTGGAAATATATTTCAGTAATTCGATTTGCGATTCAGTTAACGGCTTATTGATTTCAGCCTTCATTCGATTCCTCCTCAATAATAAATGCGACGCTCTCAAGCGGTCCGAAAGCATCCCGGACTTCCTTACAGTATCCATCTGGGCAGCAAGGTCCAGGATGACAGAAATGTTCACAATAAGCTTTCATTGCTTGGTCTTTTGTTATGTATTCCTCGGAAATGTTCATGGCTTTAACGTCTCCGGAATAGGAATAGCATCATAATGCTTTCCTGTTTTACGATAATCGACAAAATTATTTGTAAATTCCGCCCTCATTTTATCGAAATTAAACATTTTCATATGGTATTCATCTCTACCCAAATAAATAAAAGTTTTATCGTAATCCATACTGCATTCGTTAACACATATAATCTCATCACCGATATGGAAATCATGTTCTTTGGCCTGCTTTTCTTTTTCAGCCTTTAACTGATTTACTTTTTCTATAATTTCTGCCATAGAATGATCTTTAAGTATATTAAAATTGTAATATGATCCAAATATTTCTTTCCAGTTTTCATTTTCATAAAGTTGGAGCACCGCGTTTCGAGCGTCTTCAAGTCCTTTATTATATGCTTTATCAATCTGTTCCTGTAAATCTGCTTGCCGCTCTTCTTTTTCCTGAAGTTCTTTCAGTTTTGCATCAAGGTGGCAATTTTCGCTATCCATACGACTAATTAAATTTCCAATTTGCGGTCTGAGTTCTTTCCATGTAGCACTAATATAACTCACGATTATTTCTCCTTAAACTCCTTACTATTAATCATCTTTTTTTTGAATTATAATCAAATGGAATACTGTCAAAGTGTCGTCCCGTTTTCTTACATTTAGCACGATAGGCCCAACAAAAATCAAAACCGCGTGCTTCCGATGTTAATCTATAGGTTACCCATACTATGCCATTGTTGCCATCGTCGACATCTGTAATGATTCCGATCAGATCATTATCTATAGTAACCTCATCGCCAATATGAAGCTCTTGATCTTCTTTTTCTTCTTTTTTCTGCTTGGTTTTCCATTCGACTGTCTTGTCGATAATCTCTTCAGGAGTAAATTCAAGCAAGATATCACATACAGAACAAATGCCAAACGCGTCACTTAGTTCAGAAACGGACATTCCATCTTCTGCAGCAAGAATGTGTAAAGCCTCGTTCAGATCCTTATCATTGTTTTCCCAAACCTTCTGCTGTCTTCTCTCATTCTCATTAATTGCAACGGCTACATCCTGAAGTGCTTTATTGAAATCTTCTTCGGCCTGTCTTAGTTTACACATCGCATCGTTAAACTTCTCGTAGTTCATGTTAAACCTTCCTCTTTCTTAAGTTGACTAAGTTCTTTTTCCAGTTCCAGAATCCGTTCCTGTCTCTGAATATCGCAGCTAACCATTTCGGTTAAAGAGATATTAAACTTTTCAGAGATCTTAACCGCTCTGTCCAGATCGATCGGAGTCTCTCTTCGAAACATTGTCGCCAAATATCCACGACGAAAACCCAACTCTTCTTCAAAATCTTGGATCCTGATCCCTTGCTTTTTACAGAAGTATTGAGCATTCGAAATGAGGATTTGTGATGGAGTCATTAAAAGTCAATTCCTTTCTTCTCAATAACCCATCGATCCGGAACAGTCATATTCCTATGCTTACGATAAATGCGATCGCCAGGTTTGACCTTGCATCTTGGCTTCATGAATTCCTCAACACTGGTTTCTTTTGCAGTAACAGTTTTCATTTCGTCCATGATTTGTTTATCTCCTTACTTATGAATGGGAAATAGGGTAATGATTAAAACGGTAATCAGATCCTCTGCCGTCGACGTAAATAATCCGTTAAAATATAACGACCGGTAACTCTGTTTTCCTTTAAAGCTTTTAACGGCGATACAGAACCATTCAGCGGTATTTCTGTCAATTCCTTTAGACATCAGCCATTTCTTGAACGTTTTATGGGATATCTTTGGATGGAAATTTATACTAAACGTGGTGGAAAATGTAAGTGCCTCATTCCTCAGAAATTTCAATGGCATTTCGTTCGAAGTTTCAATTTCAGCAGGTTCTTCTTCGATGAGAAACGGTCCTATGAATTCAATCGGCTCACCATAAGTCCCATCCGGATTTATAGCTCTTATCGCCATCTGGCTTCCATACAGTTCTTTAGGCGGCATACCGTTCCTCCATTAGAAGCTTCCGTCTTCCACCAGGCTCTTTAATCCAGAGCTCTTTCCGAAAATATACAGGCCCAAGTTCTATTTTTTTAAAAGCTCTTTCTGCTGCGACGCGATCAGTCCAGGCGTCCTCCCAGAGGTCTGAAATATAACCAGTTGGCTCTCCTGGACATATCTTAGTAAGCGTAAGCACATAGATCATTTGGCTTCTTCCTCCCAATAATAACTTGGTCCGCAGTCTTCTCGTCTCTCCTGAAATATAAACCGCTCCGGATGATTCTCAGGATCCTCACAGGCTCCATACTTTGCGCATTCCGGTTTCATTGTATGATTGCATACCCAGTCGGTAGCGCTAACTGGATCCTCGCGATAGATGCAGCCGGGATGTAAATAACAATTCATCCCTTCGCCTTTGCAAATATAAACAATGTCAGGTTTTGTCATATTTTGTTCCTCTGGATTATTAGACTCAATGATAATATTCAAAAACGTATTAGTATTCTCGTATCCGGTAGCAACATAGCCAAAGTTATTGATTGCATCGTTAATAGCATTCATAATATTCGCTATATCTTCTTTGTTAATCATGCTTATTATTGTTATCCTCCACTTTTCCAGGACAATTATCGGATCGTTTCGTTAGTCCGTCTTTCGCTAAAATATCCAGCGACGGATCGATCGCACATCGAAGTTTAAGAGGCCCGTATCCAGGAGAGATGCGAACCTCTTTGAATGGACATGAAATACAGTTTTCAGGAGTTGGAATCGAGAAGTGAAATATCACTCTGTTTCACTCACTTTCCCATTTGCTGTCTGGCCTAATGGGATGACCAGTAATCCATAGTTGTCTTTTTCTCATCATTTTTCCTCCCAATATTCCGGCTTCTCAGATCCTTCACGCATGGCGTTCTCAGCCTCAAGACACGAAGCGCATGGTTCCTGAGCTTCAAATGAAAAATTCTCTTTCGGAAACTTATGATCATAGTGCTTACATCTCTCGCACCACTTATCGAAACGTACTTCTTTCAGATCAGCGTCCATAGTTTTCTATCTCCTTACATAATTCTTCGGCTGCATTAATCAGAATCTCATCAAAGCTTAGTTTTGAGGCTTGATAAAGTTGATGCGTGATGACACCATTTGCGGTTACTCCGGACCTGCTTTTTGAATAATCACGAATCCGAAGATTAATGGCTCCCCATTGTTCCTGTTCAATACTCACCACAGCATCTCGGTGCGTGCTCGTATAATCAAGTAGCCACTCAGCGAACGTCTGTGTCTTTTGTTCTTCCATTTTGTTTCTCCTGGTATTTCAGGCATACAACCTTAAAATCGGTATCGGTTTCCACGATATCAAAATACTCGCAGTTAGCGCAATTCGTAATCTCGGGAAAGAATTCGCACATGTTCATCTCGCCTCCAGAATTACATTATTCGCGTGCGTGAGATACATAACTCCGTCGATCTTAACCTGCAGCTGGTCTCCATCTTCATAGTCGGTCCACGACTGAACTTTTCCTTGCGCGATAATATCTCCACCGGGCGAGTAGATTGTCCCGTAATTATAGTTGTAAGTCAGATCGATAATCTGCTTATTGCAGCCACTAAGAAATACTGCAAATATAAGTACGAGTAGTACCGCGATAATCTTTTTCATATAAATCTCCTCATTTCTTCAAAATAATCTCAACACCTACGCCATTCATCGTGTAAAAGCATCCGTTTTTCTCGAGCGTGCTCAGATCCTGATCCGGGAAATTCTGATTAATGCATTTCAGGACTGTGTTAATCTGATCCACGGTCCCGATTACGATCATATTTTGTGTTTCTATCATTGTTAAGTATCTCCTTTATATCTTCTAATTCAGCGCAAATTAAGGCGATCCATGCGCAAATCATCGCTCCCGTCATACGACAATCTGGAATAATACCATCAAGGCATAAGACAAATATGATAAGCGCTCCGATTCGAAGGATAAAACCCATTATACTATCCATACAATTCCTCACTTCAAAAATATCAGCCAGAACGGAACCCAGTAAATCGCTCCCAAGACTACCAGTTCCATCAGGCTGATGATAATATTGTGTGAGGGCTTTATTTTCTTATCCCAGGCACTTTCCGTGATAACCATATACCACAATGCCAGAAT